AGGTCGATCTCGTCAAGAAGAAGGATTGCTCCTCGTTCAAGTGCTTCGATGACGGGACCGTTATGCCATGCAGTGTTCCCATCAACAAGCCTAAAACCACCGATAAGGTCATCTTCATCAGTTTCGATCGTAATATTTACACGGATGAGTTCACGTCCCAACTGAGCACATGCCTGTTCAACAGAAAAAGTTTTACCATTACCAGACAAACCAGTAATGAAAGTTGGGTAAAAAAGACGAGACTGAATGATCTTTTTAATATCACCAAAATTACCAAACTTAACAAAGGTATCATCCTTTTCAGGAATAAGATTTTGTTCAATAGCAGGAATAGCAGCAGGTGCTTTTACAGTTTGCTCAAGTTGCTCTCGTGCTTCTTGAATGGTCAGATTCCACTTACCGCGAGATACTTTAAACTTAGAAAGCTTATTGGTAACAGTTTGATAATTACTATCATTCATAGCGCACCACGCACGAACATCCGCAGCGGTAACATTACTACCGTAGAGTGCTTGCAGAGAAGTCCGAACATAGTCAGAAGAAAGAGCCATAATTAGGTGATTTGTTTTGTTTCAACATAGTCATTATAAACGAAAAAGGGGGTCCTTAAGACCCCCAGTGGTCAGTTGTCCAACTGGTTCTTGAGTTTCTCAAGATAATCAGCACTAGCAATATGACCAGTATATCCAGGATAATATTTTTCTACAAGTGCTGGAATGCCCATAGCAGTTGTGCTGCTATTACATTTAATCCAGACTTCTTTAGTATCGTATTTAACGACATGTTCAAGTGGAAATTTAGTCTTCATAAGTAAATGTTTTATTCTTAACTTTAGTATCGAATTCACCAGTTTTACCAGGATTCATTTTACCAACATTAACATTCTTACCCTTACCTGGCCAAGATGTTTTTGAAGTTCCTTTAATTGTAGCAGATCCTTTTGGTTTTCTTTGAATCAAAACAGAGTCTTGGTCATACTTTTTACCAAGTTTTTCAACTGCTTTCTTAAACTTTCTTTTACCCTTTTTACCAGAAGAAATTATATGAGACTTTTCTCCTACTTTTTTCTCCTGGGGAGTTCCTGGATTTTCAGTATAACGTCCAGATACTTTAGTAGGTCCTGGAAGACCAGCACCTCTAATATCTTTTTCTAGTTGTTTAGATCTTGCTTTATTTTCGGTTTTTGACTTGTCTCCTCTTTGAGCAGACATGATTGCAGTTCCACCCTTTTCAGACTTTTTCATTACGCGAGTAAGAGAAGTCTCTTGAATAGAATAACATTCTACCATAAATTGTTGAAATGTTTTCATCTATTCAACCCATTGAAAATTTTTTCTTTGATACTGGTGCTTCCAGTTTTTTAGCAGCAACTTGCTTAACTTCTGGTGCAGGTGCAACCACTGGGGCGGGTGCAGGAGCTTCTGGTGCTGGTGCTGGTTCTTGGAATAAGTCGGTAAATCTGCTCATTGCTAGAAGAAAACTCTTTGAAATATTTATCAAGCAACAAGTTCCACAAATTCACTTAAAATCTTTTTATTCATTTTTTTAGATTTGAGACTTTTCACAAAAGCACTCTTAATCTGAGACTTGGTTGCACATTCGGCAACATCAAACTCAGCATCCTGAGAAAGTGCAGATGCAGAAATACCAAAGTATGCATCATAACCAGATTTAGTGATAATGAAACTCTTCAACTTTTTCCAGTCATCTTGAATTTTCACATATTCTTTAAAGTTATCATCAGAAGAAGAATGATACAAACCAATAAAGCGATTTGCATTGCGACTTTCAAGAACACGAATACCGATAAAATTAATATGCGGAAAGTTATCTTTCAAATTCCTAAGAAGAGTATCAGTAAATCCATGATAACCTTCCTTAACAGAATAAGTGGCTCCAAGTTTACGATCACGAAGGAAAGTAAAATTGGGATGAACATATCCACTTCCAAGATATGAACCTCGTTCATACCCACGATTCACTTCACGATAATAGTGAAGTTGATTTGCTTCACCATCAGTCAAAACAATACACTGAACTTTTTGAAGTTTATTATCTTTCTGGAATTTTGGAAGAATTTGATGGAGAGAAATCAAAGCTTCATTCAAAGGAGTTCCAGACAATACCAAACGAGGAGGATATGTATATTGAGTATAGCAATTCCTTGAGAAGCAATATGCAAGACGCCAAACGTTGATAAGTTGATTCTCCAATTCTTTAGCAGAAACTTTGCTAGTAAGAATATTCATCATAGTGAAAGATTCATCAACAATCAACAAGTTTTCTTGTTTTTCATAGTGGGGAGTGCGATCAACAGAAACATAATCTCCAGTTTCATAATCATATTCACAACGACGCCATTCATTAGTAAAAGCATAAACCTCAAATGGAATAGATAATTTCTTACAAAACCAAATAAGATTAAAAAGTTGCTTGCAAGTATCTAGCATTACATCTCCCATAGAACCAGACCAGTCTAAAACAAAAATCAAACCATGATTCTTTCCATCAGGAATCACAGAAACCTTCTTAAAAAGATCTTCATTGTACTTATAGGTGTGAAGACGAGTAGTATCGAGAACACCAGTGCGAGCAGTTGATGCGCGAGAGTACTGATCTGCTGCTTTACGACACTCAAATTCTTTCACCAAATAATTCACTTCTTTCTGAGCAGAAGTCTTAAACTTTTTAAACTCAAGATCGGTTTCATAATAGAGATTTGACGGTTTCAACCCACGATCTTTAGCATGTTCGCAATGAAGTTTCTGCTGAAGATTAAAAGAAGAATTAATCTCCTTATGAACACTAAAGTTACTAGCGATAATAGTATTGAGATTTACTTTAGGAACTTCTACGTAATTATTCTCAGTAGAATCACTGTTTACAAGATTGCGAAGTTGTTCCTCCAAAGAATCGGCGGTACGAACATCAGGTTCACTATCAACATTATCATTCGCAGAAGTTGGTTGTTCCTTTTGCTCGGAAGTTCCGCCATAAGAATCAGTTTCACCAGGTTGCTCCTGATCACTTTCAGTTTCCCCTTGCTGCTGATCACCCAGCTCATTAGCAGGTTGGTTAGTAGAACCACCTTGATCAATCTCAAGATCATCAAGAGAAGTCTTTACCTCTTCATCTTTCTTACGTTTACAATACTTATACAATGCTTCTGCTGCAACCAACACATCGGCAAAGGTTTCGGTGTCGGCAATGAGGTTGATAATATCCATTTCCTCACCACGCTCAATAGGCACATTGGTATAGTTACCGATCTTAAACCACAAATTTGCACGATCGGCAAGGTTAAACGTAGAAATATCATCATCGGCAATCTGAAAGAAATCTTCGTCATTCAGCTCCTTATATCCATTGAAAAACGTCTTAGCAAGACCAGCATACTTACGCTTCATCAATTTCTCAACACGAGCATCCTCACACACATTAACAAATTGCGGAGGAATCTTATATTCTTTCAACCAATCCTCATCGGGAGTATAGAGTGCGTGTCCAACTTCATGACCGACTAGCAAATCATAAACGACATTACTTGCTCTCTCCCACAGAGGAAGCGTCAGAACGCGAGTATGGACATTGAAACAGGCAGTCTGAACTTTCTTGTGCTCTACCAACAAATCTTCGGTAGCAAGCAGTTTAGCAAGTTGAGATTTGATTTCGTGGCGAACGGGCATCGGTTTTGTTTCGTATGAACGTATAATACGACGAAACCGCCCCATTGGAGCGGTTCATGTGACGCTTCTTGAACTGTCTCAGACGTGCTTTCGCCTGCCTCAGTGCTTGCGGTTTAAGTTTTCGTTTCTGTTCTTTTTTAGAGTGATGTTGCCAATTTGGAGTGTTCATTGACTGTATCCAGAATGTCGATGGTGGGAAACCATCCAATACTAGTTAGTATTTTAATATCCGCAACGTTGTCTTGTCTTTCCCCAGGGGTCAGTTCCTCAACTGGCAGATGCCCCTGACCAAATGCTTTTGCTAGATCAGAAACCTTTACAGACTTCCCAGTACCAACAGGAACGGGTCCAGTCACATCGCTTGATGCAAGATACCTAATAGCACGACAAATATCTTTCACATGAATCCAATCTCTTTTGTGATTGGTTACATATGTTGCCTTACCATCTTTAAGCAAATCATACATCATATTACCACGACCACCTGGACCATAAACTGTAGTAAATCTCATACCAACTGAATTTGGTGGAGCCATTACTTCATTAATCCACTTCGTCATTGCATATGGATTAGTCCAATAGTCCTCTTCTACAGTGCTTGAGGATGCGTATAAAAGACGAGTATTTGTTTCTCTACACCAATCAAATAATTTCTTAGTTTTAAGAACATTATTTTCATAATATTTTTCTGGATTTTCTTGACTATCTCTAATGTCTGCAAAAGCAGCAAGATGAATTACAAGATCATAATCTCCACCATCAAAATTCCCAATATCAAAGGGTAAATCCATTCCCATTACCCAATGGTTATGAGTTGATACCCAATCATCAAAAACGTGTTTACCAATAAATCCCTTATGTCCAGTAATTAAAACTTTCATACTAATTTACTAAATCCTTTGATTTTATCAAATTTAATAACATTTGCAAACTTATCATGCAAAGATTCTTTGTGAGAAATAACAAAAGTATTTGCATCCTTAATAACATATCTGATAATCTTTAAGAAATCATCAGTACCAAACCCATCTAAAGAGCTATCAAAAACCTCATCCATTATTAGCAGGTTGGTATTTACTGAGTTTTTAAACCTTGCAACTTCCCTCCAGGTAAAAAGTAATGCAAGATCTATCCTCATTTTTTCACCTTCACTAAAAGAAGAATATGAAAAATCTTCATGAATTGGTGACTGGACGGTTTCATTAAATTCCTCATCAAGAGTAAAATTAATGTAAAAATCCATCATTTGAAGATATCTATTAACTTGTTGATTAATTAAAGGAAGATACTTCTTAATGATTTTGGATTTAACTCCACCGTCTTTTAGTAAACTATATGTAAAGTCGTAATAGTTTATAGATTCCCGTTTGGAAACCAATTCGTCGTAAGTAAGTTTTAAGTTGTTTTTAAAAGTTTCTAACTTCTCATGTTCAGAATTTCGGTTTGCAAGGTTCTCGGTAATAGTTTGAACTTCAGATTCAAGATCTCTGATTTGTCTCTGACATCCAGATATCTTTGTATTGTTTTGAGAAATTCCATGCGTTAATTTTGTAATCTCCTTAGAGAGTAGAATAAATTGACGCTCTCTCTCCTGCTCCTCTTTAATTGCTCCCTCCAGTTCTTTATAACCAGATTGCAACTCCTTTGCTTTATTTTGAGCGTCTTCAATTCTATTTATTCTGAAAGTCTCTTCAATTGACTGTGTGCATGTAGGGCATACCGTATTCTCAGTAAAAAACTTATGCTCTTTAGTAATAGCAGATACTTTTTGAGAAATTTTTCCTTTAAGATTATTAAGCTTTACTAACTTATCTCCAGCACCAACAACTTCCTCTTGCTCTTTAGTATACTTCTCCACTTCTTGTTCTAGATTAGTATTCTCAGATGCGTAAGTTTCAATTTCAGTTATTAAATCGGAAATTTTCCGATTATTGCTGTTGATGTTATCTTTTCCACGATTCTCAAGTTGCTCAATAAAATTTTCTTGCATTTGCAACTTATCTTGAATAGACTCCTTCTTGTATTCAAGAACTTTTATCTCATCTTTTACTTGACGAATTTTTTCTTTTACAACTAAATTCATTGATGAAAATATTTTAATATCTAAAAGATCTTCAATCACTTCGCGTCGATTTGCCGCAGTCAGTTGCATAAAAGGGACAAAAGTACTACTACCCAAAATTACAATTTGAGTAAAAGACTTATAGTTCATTTTCAAGACATTTTGCTCCAACCATTTTTGTTGGTCCAGAGCTGCAGAAGATTGGTCCAATACGGATCCATTTCTATGAATCTCAAAAATTGCTGGTTTTATCCCCCGAACAACTTTCCAATCTGTAGATCCAATCGTAAATTCTACTTCAACTAGACAGTCCTTTTCATTTACAGTATTTACTAATTGAGGTTTATTAATTTTTCTAAATGGTTTACCAAATAGAGAGAACGTCAGAGCATCCAATACTGTACTCTTTCCAGCACCATTTGTACCAATAATGAGATTAGTGGAATTTTCATCCAAACTAATTTCAGTAAAGTGGTTACCAGTACTCAAAAAGTTTTTCCAACGAATTTTACGAAATAAGATCATGGTCTTCTGGGGGAATTACAATGTCATCAGGAGTAATAATTGCATATCTATAATCGTGAATTTCACACGCTTTCATCAACAACTCATCTTCAATTTCAACTACTTCCATTTCAGGATAACCAACATCCTCAAGCATCATAGCATATCTTGAGGCATCGTCTTCCTCTTCAAAGATATAAAGAACACTATCTCCATATTCATTTACAACAGTATAAACTCCTTCGTCGTTTCTTCCTGATATGGTTAGTAGATACATTTTAAACCATCTCGCAAGCCTCTTGGTATATTTCCGAAATTAAATTTTGAATTACACTTCTATCTAAAGTGATTTCAGATTCTTCAATATATCTATTTAATATAGAAAGAGTATCTTCTGATTCAAATGCCTCAAAGTCTTCAGATTGTTCAATTTGGAAATTTTCAACAACCTTCAACTCAGCAACATTAGATGCATATAACTTATCAATAAACTTTTCAAATTTTTTAAGGTCAGTCTTTTTTCTTACAATGACTTTAACAATTTTTTGCTCATATTCGCGGGTATCAAAAGTTTGATATGATGTATCTTCATAGTAAATTGTATAGAACATTCTATACGGATTATTGATTGGTGTATGAGATAACGTCTCGGTATCAAAAATATGAAATCCTCTAGAATCATTCAAATCATTCCAGTATATTTCATATGGATTTCCTAGGTAGAAGATTTTTCCATCATCCGATCTAGTGTGATAGTGTCCCGAGAAGACGCGCTTGAACTTCTCAAATAATTTGCTTTCCATACCATGATCCATGGTGTGTCCTTTATAAGGAGTAAATCCGTTGAGCTCAAGGTGCCCCATCGCACAGTTGCAAGTTGTATTTTCAATAAGTCTATAAGTTTTTTCTTCATTTTCTTGATTAATCCAGGGTATAAACAATACGTTCAAATTTCCAATCTTAAGTTCTTTTGGATCAGAAATAACCACTACATTAGAATATTCACGAAGCAATAAATCTACCGCGTTTACTTCATTAGTATTCTTATAATATGCTGTATGATTACCAACTACTGTATAAACTTTAACTCCCATTTGTTGAAGTCTATCATAGTAATTACTTTTAGCCCACATTAAAGCAGAAAAATCAATACCTTTACGACTATCGAATGTATCGCCCATATCAATGACAGTTGTAATCCCGTGCTGTTCCAGTGTCGGGAAAAACACATCATTGTAGAACTTTAAAAAATAATCATGAAAGAGTTTTGAATTTTTTCTTGCTCCAAAGTGCTGATCTGTAATAATTGCAACTTTCATTAATAGCGGAGTTTGGAATGAACATTATCCTTAATGCTATTATAGTCGCTAAAATTCTCTCCGTCAACCAAATTGTTATCCACGAAGACTTCTTCATATCCAGTCTTCTCAAGAATTTTATTCTTAATTTCTAGTTGCTTTTTTTCCTTTTGAATTCTTCTCAAAAATGCATAGTGAATAATTTGAGTAAAATATGCAAAAGGATTTGTAGATTTCTCAGGGTTAAAATTATGAATATACTGAACACAATTTTCAATCCCATCCGAAATCATATCATCCTTAAAGATGTAATTTACAAAATTGGGTTTAAAAGAAAGGTGTGTAGCAATCTTAAGAAAACACTCACCAATATAATTTGGTATGACTGGTTTTGGTAAACCTTCTTCCTGGGCTTTCTTAACTGCGATTCTATACTCCACCAAAGCATCTAAAAAATCTTTGTTATTTACATAATGAATTGACCTTTTTCTTTTGGTCATTGGTGCGGTAGAAATCATGAATTTACATATTAAATATTAGTTGAATTTATTATACCACTTTTATTAGGACTTGACAACTTTTAAAATCACCATTAGAATACCTTTGTTAGGGTTGAAGATGAGGTATAGCTTTAAGTATCTTTAAGATCTTTTTTATAAAGTTTTTCTAATAACTCTTTAGCATCATTTACGTTTGCAAGATATCCCATCTTACGACTTAACTTTTCAGTATCTCCTAATTTAGACTGTCTAATAAAAGTTTGATACATTTGAATCATATCAATATCATTAGATTCTGAAATAGTAAGAACGTTATCAAAATCAACAATAAACATATCTTCTCTTGTAGTCTTTAACCAAGGTTCAATTTTGTATCCAACTGTCCCTTGTCTTGTTTTAATTAAAGACACTGTAATCGGATTTGTAATAATTAACATGATCCTATCTTCTTCATCAGTAGGTGCAACTTTGGCAAATATTTCTTCGCCTGATTTAAATTTAATTGTTGCAAAAAAATCGTCTTCTATCATTGTTTTAAATTTACTGTGTGTATTTCATAGTTAAATCTTTCTTCGTTATAAATTTTAATTCTTTCAATTAAGTGATTAAGTGTATAATTTTTTCTCGAATTGTAAGTGCAATCATCAGCAATATCGTATAGCATTGCTTTATCTTTCGTTTGACTTTTTCTTAAAACTCTACCAATGCTTTGTAAATTTCTAATTCTAGATTTGCTAGGTGATGCAAAAACTACATTGTGTAAATTTTTAATGTTTACTCCAGTAGAAAAAACTCCGTAAGATGCGATAATAATTGCATTAGATTCTTTCTCGGTAATTTCTCTTATCTCTTCTCTTTCAGATGCAGCAACTCCACCATGGACATAAAAAACTTTTCGTCCATTTGGGACAGAATTATTTATGTTTTCATATAAGGGTTGACCATGAGTTTCAACTCGACTATAAAGAATAAGAGTATTACCTTTTAAGTTAATTGCTAAATTTCTAATAAAATTATTTCGTTTTTCGTGATTGATGATGTATTGAATTTCATCCTCATATGTATTAAATCTTTGAGGGTTATGTTTTAAAACCACACATTGAATATCGAGTTTTGAAAGGTGCCCCTTTTCCATCAATTCTGAAGTTCTTGTTACTTTATATGATGGTCCAAAAACACCTTCTAATACCCATTTGTGAGTTTGTGTTCCATCTAAAGTTCCAGTAAATCCAAATCTATATTTTGCATGATGTAACTTAGTCATTATAGATATTAGAGATTTGCTTTTAAAAAGATGGGCTTCATCTCCAATGACTACATCATAGTTTTCAAAAAAAGATCTTTCCAATTTATAGATTGACTGCCAGGTTGTAATAGTCACTGGTAAATCACTGTCCTTCTCTCTACCAGAATATATTCTGTGACAATATGACTCAACATCCCAACCATAGTCATGAAAATCCTTATACATCTGCTCTACTAGCGATGTCGTTGGAACAACTAAGAGAATTCTTTTTCCTTTATCTATATAATATCTCACGATTGAATAAATCATCAGAGATTTGCCTGAGGCAGTTGGTGATATCAATAGTTTTCGGTTATGTCTTAAAGCATCATATACTCCCTCAATTTGGTATTGACGTGGAGAGTGGGAGCATATAGATTGCATATAATCTTTTACGCCTTCATATGAAATTTCGTCGTTAATTTCGAAAGGAAGACCGTAAAATTTATTTTCTTTGAATGAATATGTATAATTATAACTCTTACAAAACGATACTAGTTTATCCAATAATCCAACATAAATCTGTTTAGTTCTCATATCAAATAAGTGTATTTCTCCATTCCAATTTCTACCTCTGTACTGAGGCATAAATTTTGCATTTGGAACTTCAAACTTAAAATAATCTCTAAGTTCGTATTCGATGTGAGGATCTGCCTCTATTTTTAGAAAAACTTCATTTGATTTTACAATAACTAAATCTGTTTTATTAACCATATCCAGATTGAAACTTTACAAATTCAATCGCATTCTTAATTTGGTAAGTTCTATTTTGAATCACTTTAAGAATACTCTCAATATAATTTAGCATAGTTTCATAGTAGTCAATTTTCAAACAGATTTGAGAAAGAGACTGATCAGCATCGAGATATTTTTGCATGGTTTCCTTATCTCTAATTTTTTTAGGGAAAGGATTGTCGATGTAAACATCTGGATCAGCTTTTCCAGAGTAATATTCATATCTTTCGTGGCGAATATTTCTTTTCTGTTGCTCCGCTTTTTTTCTTAAAAGTAAAATATTGTTATACAATTCAAAATATTTTGCATGAAGAACTGGTATATTTAAAGATTCTGTATGTAGATTATCTGGATCTATTTTAGAATCTTTTTCCCACAGTCTTTGGATTGAATCCAAATCAATCATCATAGGGGATCACCACTCATAGTAACTATATTATACATAGTATACCTGAAAGTTACATCTGCTGTAAAGTATTCAACATCACTCATAGTTGCATCAAAATTCAAAGTTGATAATGATACTGGAAACATGTCTCTAAATTTTACTTTAAAATTTGGAACATTATTGCTTGTTAAAACTTGAAGCGTCCCATCGGAATATACATTCATAGATTGTCTGAATCCCAAAGATCTATCACCAGATTCTTCTTTTTGAAGATCGTAAATTTCTTGAAGAGATTCTGGAAATCCTAGTCCTCGCATCCAATTTTGGATTTCCATATAATTCTCCAAATCTTCATCAATTAAAAACCTTATTGTAAAGTCTCCAAAAACCATCTTATCCCCAGGATGTGGAATATCTGTTAAGTAAGATGGTTGCTCAGCAACTCCTAAAGATATGTCTGGAATATTTGCTGAATTTGAAAAAAATGAGACTTTAGGCGCTCTATTTAAAGTAAATAAAAACCCTGTTGGTGATAAAAAGTTTCTATTTTGTATTTGCCTATCGTATATATTTTTTACCATTTTTGTTTTCTAATTATTTAGATAAAAAAAGGGGTCCTTTCGGACCCCTGAAAAACCTGTGTGAATCAGATCACATGAGGTTCTTAACAGCAACACGTCTGTAGTAGCGGTTCTGGTTAACATTGAGGTTACCGAGACCCTGGTTAGTGCCCTCAGCGAATGGGTTAGCAACAAGACCGTAACGGGTCTTAAAGCCAATCTTAGGCTGGAAGCTGTTCTCACCAACGGCACGAACCATTTGGAGAGGAACATATGGGCAATAGAAGAGACCAGCATCATATGGGCTGGAACCCTTGTAACCAACAACATAGTATTGGTTTCCTGGAGCACCATTACCTGCGGTAAGGTTTGCCGAATATGGGTCAATGTATACGCGGAATTTACCCATTAGAGTACCAGCAAAAGTATTGCCAGTATCATCAACGTTGAGGTTAGCGTTGAGTGCAGGGGTGTAGTCGAGAACACCAGCCATGGTGAGTGCAGAAGCAACGTCTGCAGAACACATGATGATGTTGCCCTTTCCTCTACGAGTGCGCTGTGCAATTGCGTTTGCATCACGCTCGATTTGGAACAGAAGACCCTTGAACTTCTCAACAGACCAACGACCATTTGAATCAACGTCGAGGTCGAATACACCAGCAGTAGCGGTGTTTTGAGCAGCACCTTGCTCAGCAACCTTGTAGATGGTTCTGATAACTTCGCGGTTGATCTCAGCAAGAATCTCAGTTGAGAGAATATTTGCGAGTTCCGCTTCAGCATTCAGACCGTGGATTGCCTTGAGGTCTTGAGCGAGTTCTAATGAGTACTCAGCTTTCAGAGCTCTTGACTTAGCGGTAACAGTAACTTTCTCGATTGAGAAAGCCATCTGGTTGAATGCATCTGCGCCAGTTCCATCAAGATTTTCTGCTGAGTCAGTTCTTAGACCCTGACCAACGTTGTATCCAGTTGAAGCTGCAGTACCAACAGGGTTCAATACTGAAGGGTTGGATCCGCTCTGAGCGGTAGTACCCATACCAGCAGCAGTATCGCTGAAACCGTTAGCGTCGTCACGACCGAATGGTTGACCTGACCATGCAGTGTCTGCCTCGTTGAAGAATGCTTCAGTACCAGACTGATTAGCATAACGTGAACGCATTGCGAAGATGAGTCCAGTAGGACCGCTCATTGGTTGAACGCCTGCAA